TATTGTTACAGGCCCAACAGGCCCCACTGGTGAAACCGGCCCAACAGGCCCCACTGGTGAAACTGGCCCAACAGGGGCTAGCATAACAGGCACAACAGGACCTACAGGAGATACAGGGCCAACTGGAATTGGACCTACAGGACCTACAGGAGATACAGGTCCAACTGGACACACTGGTCCCACTGGATCAACCGGGCCAACTGGGCCAACAGGTGCTAGCCTCACGGGCACAACCGGTGAAACCGGTCCAACAGGTCCTACGGGTCAAGGCACTACAGGCACAACTGGTCCCACTGGAACTACAGGGCCTACCGGTCCTAGTGGCCCCACTGGGCATACAGGCGCTAGCCTCACAGGCACAACTGGAACAACTGGTCCTGTGGGCCCCACAGGTAATACAGGAACTACTGGACCTGCAGGGCCTAGCAATGTAATCAATGCTACTGATACAACAATCAATGCCACATACTACCCATTATTTGTATCAGCAGCAAACGTAGATGATACTCCACGTATCCGAAGCACAGCAACCGCGTTCACATTCAATCCTGGAACTGGTGAGGTAAGTGCTGTGGATTTCAACAGCCTGAGTGATCAAACATTGAAGACAAACATAGTTGAGGTTTCTGATTCTTGGAGCATTTTGTCACAACTGAAGCCAGTGAGCTTTGACTGGTTACATACCAACAAAAGCAGTTTTGGTTTTGTTGCGCAGGAAGTGGAACAAATACTGCCTAGCATAATAAGCAACACAAGCCAAGGCAAAACTGTTGCGTATCTACAGCTGATTCCACTTTTGGTCAAGCATCTGCAGGATCAAACACATCAAGTGGCACAGCTACAAAACGTAATAGACTCTTTGAGGAAAACACTAGCAGGCGACTGATCTCAGTCGCCTGCTGGATATTGATTTTCCTGTTGAAAACAACTATCTCATACTATGAGATATAGTATCGTTGTGCCCACTTACAATCACTGTGACGACCTGCTGAAACCTTGCCTAGAGTCAATTTTCAAATACTCGCACATGCGAGATATTGAATTGATTATTTCAGCCAATGGATGTGTTGATAACACCAAATCATACTTGGCAGAATTACAAAACCACTTTCAAACCTTGGGCATGGAAGATCATTTCAAAATTGTGTGGAGTGACGCCCCTTTGGGGTTTTCCCGAGCCACAAATGCAGGGATTAAAGCAGCAACATGCGATTTAGTTGTTTTGTTCAGTAATGATGTTACATTACTAAGCCAAAACAAAGGAGTTTGGTTGGCTAGACTGGCAGCAGCTTTTGACGCTCACGAAGATTGTGGTATTTCTTGTACAAACAAAATGTATAGCGAGCATGCAGGCAGAGAGTTTGCCATTTTTTTCTGCGTTATGATTCACAAAAAGGTTTTTGAGAAAATTGGTTTACTGAATGAAGATTACGGTGTAGGCAGTGGTGAAGACATTGAATTCTCAATTGAAACAGAAAATGCAGGGTTCAAAGTAATTGAAGTGGCTGACAACACTATGGATCATAATTTGAAAATGTGGATAAGTGATTTTCCGTTGTATCACAAAGGTGAAGGCACAGTTCATGATCCAAGATTAGTGCCAGACTGGACCAACATTTTCACCCGGAACATGCTGAAAGTAGCCCAAAAATACAATCCCACATGGATTCAAACCAATAAGGGACAGTTTCCTTGGCAACTTGTGCAAGAAACTCTACCAAAGTTTCACAAAGCAATCAACCAACTGCAAACCAAAAACAATGTGTTGTTTGAGGAAATATTTAAAATCAATTGCTATAATGTAAATCAAAATGAGTTTGATGGTGCAACAGTTGTGGACATTGGTGCACATATGGGCACATTCAGCGTGTTCAGCTTAGTTCATGGGGCCAGGAGCGTGTTGGCTGTGGAGGCCAATCCAGTAGTGTATGACACTCACCTAAAAAGTGTAGCAAGCAGCTTGCCAGAAATAACCTTAGTGAACACAGCAGTAACAGATCAAGATGATCTACTGGTGAGTATTTTGAATGATGATGTCAACAGTCAACTTCAACCTTATAATCCTAAAAATCTCTCTGTCAAAACAATTTCTTTGGAGAGACTGTTAGCACAACACGATGTTCAAGGCAGTGAATTGATTTTGAAACTGGATATTGAGGGGCATGAGTTCAATGTGTTGCTGAATACTCCGATTGCAGTTTTGAATAGATTCAAAACAATTTTTGTGGAAGTGCACAACAACATGAATTCCAATCCCAGTTTCCAGGATATCAAAAAAATTGCGGAACATTTGGAAAACAATGGGTTCAAAAAAACATTTGAAATACCTTTGCTTTGGTTTGGCATAGATGGCACAGTAACACAAACTGGAGTATGGAATGAGAAATACGAAAGATTACCAGTATGAAAAAAGGAGTCTTGTGCAGCATCACCACCAAAGGGCGATATCACAGCACACTTGCCATGAGCATCATGAGTGTGGCAACACAAACAGAATTGCCAAATCACTTGGTTATCTTTGACGATAATGATCCTGTTGAAGACATAAGAGAAATCCCCACTCTGCGTCATGTTCTGTGCATCTTAGAAGAAAAAAAGCTGTCTTGGGAAGTGATTTTTGGAAGAAAACAAGGACCACATCACAATCATCAGATTGCAAACAGGATGGGATTTGAATGGGTCTGGCGACTGGATGACGACACAGTAGCTGAAGCCAATGCATTGAAAATCTTGAAAACTCATTTGGCTAGTGATGTGGGTGCGGTGGGTGGCAGTGTGCTTACACCTCCATTTTTGAAAAACACAAATGCCACAGGCCTTATCGACAAAGTGGAAGAACAAAGTATTCAATGGGATTATATCACTGAGAAAAAATCTGTAGACCATCTTCATTGCAGTTTTTTATACAGAGCAGGAATTCATGACTACAATTTGGCGTTAAGTCCTGTGGGATTCAGAGAAGAAACATTGTTCACATGGGGGCTGAAACAAAAGGGTTATCAAATCTTCATTGTGCCCAATGTTGTGACCTGGCATTTGAAAAACCCTGTTGGTGGAATCAGGCAACATGAGGCGCTGATGTATCAGAAAGATGACGCCATATTCAGGAATCATTTGCATTATAGAGACAACACTATTGTTGTGCTTGACTGTGGTATGGGCGATCATGTTGTTTTTCAAAAAGTTCTTCCTTGGATAAAAAATCCAGTGGTGTTTTCCTGTTACCCAGATCTTGTTCCAGGTCGCAGCATTGGTGAAGCCCAACATCTATTTGGTGATATCAGTTATTTCAATGTGTATCAAAAAATGGAACAATGGGAGTGGAAAGACAGTTTGGAAAATGCCTACCGCAAGCTATATGGAGTTGACAAATGATTCTCATTGCGCCTTGGAGCAAGCAATTACGTAATGGCAGCCCTAACCCTAAAAATTATCCTCACTGGCATGATCTTGTCAAACTTTTGCCGTCGCCAGTTGTTCAAGTGGGCGTTGATGGGGAACTACAATTGGTGGAAGATTTCCGCAAGAATTTAAATTTGAAAGATCTAGCTCAAATAATTCAATCATGCAGCACTTGGATATCGGTTGACACATTTTTTCAACACTATGCCTGGAGTTTGGGAAAAAAAGGTGTAGTGATCTGGGGCCAAAGTGATCCCAAAATTTATGGACATGAAGAGAACATCAATCTTCTATTGGATCGGAGCTACCTTACACCCAATCAATTTTTGATGTGGGAAATGATTCCTTACCGAGATGATTGTTGGGTTGATCCCAAGACAGTTTTACAGCATGTTTTGAAGTTGGTGTAGCTAACAGAGCCAACCTTGGATAAATATGAGATAAGTTTTGTCTTAGGAACAAGAGTCAATGGCCAATACATCTCCAAAAATATTCAATCAATTACGTCCTGTCTCTGTTACACCAGTTCAGTTATATAATGTACCAGCACAACGTCAGGCACAGGTAACAATCTTTGTGGCAAATCAAGGTGGTGCAAGTGAATTTTTTAGGATAGCATTGGTACCTGATGGCCAAAGTTTAACTACAGCAAGATACATTGCTTTTGATACACCTTTGATTGGTAACGGTATATTTGCTGTAACAGGCATTGGTTTAGACTCTGGAGATAGTATTTTTGTCAAAAGTGCAAATGGCAATTTAAGTTTTACTGCCACTGGAATTGAATTTAGCCCGTGATCTGCACACTATACGGTAGCTTCCACAATGTTATTTTCAAATGTGTGAGATAATACCATTTCCCAATAATAAATCCATTAAAGTCAACAATCAGTTTGCAGTGGAACAAATTGAACCCACTGGCTATATTCCCGTTAAAAAAATTGACTTCACTTGCCCTTCGTGCCAAACTCAAACAAGTTTTTCGTTTAACAATATTATTTTTCGTAACTTGCAGTTTTATTGCAGCAAGTGTGGTGCCGGCTGGAAAGTAACAAATAAATTGTTTGCTACTGCTATTGACAAAGACAACAAAGCAAGAAATTATGACACACCCTCTGATAAATGACCTCGGTTCTGTTTCTTTCGAAGAGCTGGAAAAACGAAAAAGCAATATTTTGGGCAGAATGCAACGCTTGAGAAGCTGGGGACAAACCAGTAGTTTGATGTGGGACCAGTTTCAAAGCATTCTTGAAAGTTTGGAACTGGAAATGGAACAACGTCTGCATAAAGAAGACAGTGCCAAAGATGCATCAAAACATGTAATAGTGAATACTGACCCTCTTGAAGAAGAGTTAGATGATTTGGCCAAACAAAAGCGCGGACCCAAACAATATACTATACTGTAATTATGACAGACGATCTTGTGGTTTTTGACCAAGAAGGAACTCCTTTTGTGAGCAAACAGGGAATAGTGGAATTGGCATACCAAAACAAACTGGACAACATTTTTGAGTGGCAGGATTCGCCAGCCAAGCTGGCTTTCTTGCAGCAATGTGAAAAATTGGATTCATGGCCTATTCCCAATCATAAAATTGACCCTCAAAACAGAGACTGGTTTACGCCTCAAGAATACAAAAACATTGATTTAAAAAACTATTGTTTGACACGATGCACAAATAGAGAACAAGAACAACGAGCTCTTTTGGAACTGGCAATTATTACAAGGCTCCAAGCTGAACCAATTTTCCAACATCTGATTTATCTTGTGGACACTTGGAGAAGTCAGGGGTTGGTTTGGGGTGTGGGACGAGGTAGTTCTGTAAGTTGCTTCGTTTTGTTCCTTATTGGCGTCAATAAAATCAATCCACTAGACTATGATCTTGACTACCAAGAATTCTTCAAAATTAAATACGAACTTTGAAGTCAACAAGGAATTTATAATGGCTGGACATTTTCGACGTCAACACAGAAGCATGCGTGGAGAAATTATAGATTTTTCTGCACTGAGCTTACAAAACCAAAATCAAATTGCGCTAGGCAATGCTCGGATGAATGCCAAGGGTGATATTCTTGGAGAAGGAGGCATTGTTTTGAAAACACAAGAACAAGTTGAAGCAGAATGGGCTGCTGCAAGGGCAATGACGCAATCTTTCACCACTGATATCAAAAGCGAAGAACCTTTGTCACGAGCTGCTCCACCTCCAATGCCTACACCTAGGGCTGCTGCTATTCCTGATGTAGAGTTTCCCACCATCCAGGATCTTGTGGGCACAGGAGTAATAACACCTACACCCAAGAGAAAGATAGTTGATAAAGATGACTGATTTGGAACCATTTGATTGGCACACACAAGGAGAGATTCGGCCACTGCCATCTCGTGTGCTTGTGCATAACATGGAACATGGCGAGCGTCGCACGAAAGCAGGCATTATTATTGGGGATGACGACGGCAAAGATCGCGGAGTACGACCACGTTGGGCTACCGTTTATTCTGTAGGTAGTGAAGTATCCGATGTGAAAAAGGGCGACCGGGTTTTGATTTCGCATGGCCGCTGGAGTCGTGGTGTAAGTGTATCCCACCCCAACGGTGAAATCACAGTAGTGCGAATGGTTGAACCTGAAAGCATTCTCCTTGTAGAGGACTGTTGACACAGCCTTCTCCTCCCAGCAAACTCATCAAGTAAAACTGCATGAGGACTAGATGAGCAAGAAGCTTTGGGTTCAAAAATATCGACCAAACAGTCTCCAAGACTATGTTTGGAGCAACAGTGCACAAAAAGCTCAAGTTGAATCTTGGGTAGCTGAACGGCATTTGCCAAACTTGCTCCTAATTGGGCATCCAGGTATTGGTAAAACCGCACTGGCTATGATGCTGATGCAGGAGCTGGGCGTAGATAATTCAGATATCAAGTTTGTGAACGGAAGTACAACCAACGGTATTGACTTTGTTCGCGATCTTGAAAACTTTGTATCCACAATGCCCATGGGTGAGTTTCGTTATGTGATTATTGATGAGGCTGACGGTTTAACCGCAGCCGCTCAAAGCGGCTTACGTAATATGGTTGAAACCTACAGTGATGGAGCACGCTTTATCCTTACTGCCAATTATGGTCACAAAATCATTCCTGCGCTGAAAAGCAGGTGTCAAACATTTGAAATCCAAAGCCTTGAACGCGATCAGTTTGTGGAGCGCATTGCAACAGTTCTCATGAGTGAAGGCATTGATCTTACAGAACATAATTTTGAGATTCTGGATGATTATGTAAGTGCGTGCTATCCTGATCTTCGTAAGTGCATCAACATGCTGCAACAAAATTGCATCAATCAAACACTTACACGACCAGGTGAAGGTACAGCCAGTGCTACCAGTGACTATGTTGTGCAAGCTGTTGGGCTGTTCCGGGAGGGCAAAATTCTCGAAGCTCGGAAACTGCTGGCGCCCAAGCTACAAGGTGCCGAGTTCGAGGAAGCTTATCGGTTGCTTTATCAAAATCTCAATTGGTGGGGATCATCAGATAAGCAACAAAATGCTGCAATTGTGATCATTGCCAATCGGTTACGAGATCATGCAATGTGTGCTGATCCTGAGATCAATTTCAGTGCAGCACTGATTGAACTCAGCCAAATTGCCAGTGAAGGTTAAGCTCGCACAATAACATTCCAAGTTCCTACCAATGGTAGGAAACTTGCTAACACAATTGAACAACTGCTGGTGCTGGTTAGTGTTATGCTATCAGGTGATATTACCTCACTCAAATTGTTGCTCACTTGCACTAAAACAATTTTTTGTCCGAGGTTGTGTGTAACAGTAAGTGTTCCTGCTACTAAGTCAGCTGCCACAAAGCTTTGACGGAAAACCAACCCCACAGTGGGTATGATTACTGGGCTTGTTCCTGAATCCAAAAGAATTGGTCCAGCAATCACATCACCTGTTAACAAAATTGCCTTTGCTTGCAGATTCTCAATCTCTGTTTTGATTGTGGCAAAATTGTCTCTAAAGCCTTTGGAACTTTGATCAATACCAGGAACTGGAAAATTTGGATTTACTCTGCTGATAACTGCCATTAGGTTTCAACCTGTAATAGTGTAATTGTTACTGTGATTGCTGTGGAGCCACCACTCAAGTTGGTCACTGCTATGGGTATAAGTGTAGTGGCTGGCGATTCATTACTAAACCCAAATGGTGCTGGGCTTAACAATTTGGTTTCAGCACCAGAGGTTGTGATTTCAGTAATAACACCTCCGTAAGAAGGGGGGGGAGCAGGAAGCACTCTACTTGCATCAGCTGTGCGGGAGGCCACATCAGTGTAGATTCTTACCCAACAAGCGGCTGACACAGTTATTTTGTAAATCGCATACCCTTTGAAGCCAGTAAGGGAGTTGTTGCTGGTTGCATCATCAGCCAATACTGACGTTGTTACGCTAGTTGTGGTGCGGCTGTATGTTGTAGCTGTAGCTGCATTGACTGTTGCTATTCCAGCAGCCAAAGTTGTGCTTAAGTTTGTGTTGAAATTTATGGTTGTGGCCGAGCCCAAAGGGGCACCTGCTGCTTGAATCTGCAATGCAGCAGTGCCTGTTGGACCAGTTGTGCCAGTGTTTCCCAACTGGCCTGTGGGCCCAGTTCTGCCTGTTGGCCCTAGTGGTCCTGTTGTTCCAGTGTCGCCAGTAGGACCGGTTGGGCCAGTTGTGCCTGTTGTGCCTGTGGGACCAGTCTCACCAGTAGGACCGGTTGTGCCTGTTGGCCCAGTATCTCCCGTAGCCCCTGTATTCACCGCAGTTCCAGGAACACCTGTTGGACCTGAAGGACCAGTGTCTCCCATAGGCCCAGTTGGTCCTGTAACACCTGTGGCTCCTGTAGGGCCAGTGGGACCAGTAACCCCTGTTGTTCCAGTTGGGCCAGTCACACCAGTTGGACCTGTTGGGCCAGTAACTCCTGTTGTTCCAGTTGGCCCTGTAACACCAGTGGGACCTGTGCCTTGTGGCCCAGTAGGGCCTGTTGTTCCTGTTGGACCAGTCACGCCTGTTGGACCTGTAGCTCCTATTGCGCCTGTTGAACCAGTAATACCTGTGGGCCCAGTTGCGCCTGTATTAGTAGCAGTTCCAGGAACACCTGTGGGACCAGTGTCACCTTTCACACCCTGTGGACCTTGAGGACCCGGCACAAAGCTTGCCGGTCCTGTTACACCTGTTGGACCAGTTATACCAATGCCAGTGGGACCAGTACGGCCTGTGGGACCAAGAATACTCTGGCCAGTGGGGCCTAACAATGCAGGACCAGTTGGTCCTGTATGGGTTACCCCTGTTGGCCCAGTAGCACCTTGAGATCCAGTTATGCTGTTGCCTTGTGCACCAGTGTCTCCAGGGGGGCCTTTGATTTGGCCTACATTTGTCCAATTGAGACCAGCCCAAACCCAAAGATTGCCTGTGCTGGACTCCACATATGCGTCACCAAGAACAGCAGAACCAGCACCTGGCCAGCCGGGAATTTGATAATAAAAGAGAACCGTGCCAATTATTCTCACACCGGTACCAGCGGAGCCTGTGGGACCTTTTTCTCCGCTGGGCCCCGTAATCACACTAGGGGCACCAGTTGGTCCTTGAGATCCAGTTGGTCCTGTAACTCCTTGTGCTCCAGTCAAGCCCAGAGGACCGGTCGAGCCTGTGGAACCCGTTTCACCTTTGCTGCCTGTGTGGCCTGTGGGACCTGTGCGACCTGTGGGACCAATTTGTCCTACTACACCTTGTGGTCCAGTTAACCCTGATGGGCCTGTTGCTCCAGTGTTTGTTGCAATGCCAGGAGCACCTTGTGGTCCTGTTGTTCCCGTAGCACCTTTTTGTCCAGGTGCACCTGTAGGTCCTTGGGCACCTGTGTTTGTTGCACTGCCCTCAGGGCCTGTAACACCTGTGGGACCAGAAGGACCGGTAATTGTGCTGGCGGCACCTGTGGGCCCAGTGAATCCAGTGGGACCTGTGGCACCAGTATTGTATGCAATGCCTGGAAAGCCTCTAGGTCCTGTGCTGCCTGTGGGACCTGTGTTAACGGCTGTGCCAGCAGGTCCTGTGTATCCTGTGGGACCACCGGGCCCAGTATCTCCTGTGGGACCGCCTGGTGTTCCTGCAGGGCCTGTGGGTCCCGGCAAGAGCACAGCATCTTGTAGATTGGAGATTTCAGTTGCAGCAGTGTCAAGATTGGTTTTGATACTGGTGAAATTGTCTCTGAAGCCTTGGCTGGGATTATCAGCGTTCTCTACAGGAAAATTCTCATTGATACCAGAGGTGTCTATGTTACTTGTCATGGGCCATCACAAAAATATCTGCGCTATTTAACAGATCATTACGCCCAGGGTTTGCCAAAATTCAGGATCCAATTTCTTGAAAACCTACTGGATACTATTGATGATCTTTGGTTGAAGACAGTGCTGTAATAATCAAAAATGGTTTGATTTTGATCAAAAACCACTTGACCAAACGGAATGTTATTGTTGTTGACAAAGTCAAATTGAGTTGTGAACTCATCGAAGTATGTGGAGTTGTCGTCAAAAATTGTTTCACTTGCAGGTTCATACTCTATCATCTGAGTCTGATCCACGTCCCAAGTCATGCAATCCAGATCAAAAGTTGTGGTGCCAGTCCAAACTATGCCTTGAACCGTTAACTCCAATTGTTTTACTTCAATCTCTGTGCCATCATAAGGGTTCACAGGAAAGGGATTGGTTTTATACCAAGTGGCCCCAGCGTCAGTTACTTCAGCCAATGGCACACTCAAAACATACCCTCGAGCCCATAACTCTTGCCAAAGGGGCAGTAGTTCTGTTCCCTGGAAGTTTAAAAATGCACCTTGTTGATATCCTTGGCCAGGATTCAGCACATTCACACTTGTTACTCCTAGGTCAAACAACACCGCAAAGTTTTTAGAACCAATGAAGAATGTGATGTTGCCTTTGGGAAAATGAGAAAAAACACCACTGGACAGGATTTCAATCTCAGTTACTCTACCTATGTTATCAACCTCTGATACTTTTATAGTGCCAAACTGATTGAGAACACTTGTGCCGTTTGTGACTTCAAATTCTTGGCCCACAACAAATCCAGGTGTTGAGCTGGCAATTGTTCCGCTTTGCAAACCCAGATAGGCCTCAACTAATGCACCTGATCCTTCTCCAATTACGTTGACTTTTGGTTGACTATAATATCCGGTACCAGGCGCGTTGACAAAAACGCCAGTTATTGCCCCGCTGCTTAAATTTACACTAGCTGTGGCTTGAGCGCCTGAACCTTTGGCATTGGAAAAACCAAACACACTGGTTGTAGTTTGTCTTATGTTGTATATGCTGGCTGGGAATGCCTGATTTGGCCCTTGTATATTTTGTTTTAGCCAAGTAACTTGGTTATCTTGGATAGGAATTGGCCCAACAGGCCCCAAACCACCCACAGGGCCCAAACCACCTGCACTATAACCTGAATTTTGTGCCGTCAAAAGCAGATCCTGATTCAGTACAGTTTGTTGGGATTGATAGTTGTGCTGTGGATACCATGGCAATGGCAACAATCTACTGGTTACATTGTTGGGAAATGCTGCAACTTTCCACACCACAGATCCGTCATCCCCTGGCCCCCGGGGTTCAGGAAAATCGCCGCTTGTGCCGCCAACTATGGCCACCAGCTGCAATCCACTGCTGGTACTTACCCTTTCATTTAAGCTGAAAACAGTGAAAGGACTCCATGCTTTCACACTGTTGGAGTCTTTCACAGCCACGAAAAGTGTTTGATATGGCAGCAACGGGTCTGTACTTACATACACATTACCATAACTTATTTTGAATTCAGTCAAATAGTTGCTTATTACGTCTCGTACACTTGCAACATTTTGATAATTTAAACCATTTATAACTTGCACTGATGGATTGTCATTACGGCTCCAGTTTTTGTCAGCCTCGCGAAACAAATATTCAGGAGGCATCAAACTGCTGCTGTTATTGATAATAAAATCCAGTTTATTTGTTCCTGTGATGGGAATTTGAATACTCATAAAGTGTTCAAGATTTTGGCTGTCTACAGTCAACTTAAACCAGCGAGCCACGATGTCTGTGCCATCACTAGCACTTACTTCAAAATAATAGGTTTTGGACACAGCATGGTATTCCACAAAACCACTGAGCATTCCTGTGGAACTTACTACAATTGTATATGGTGGAATGTTGCCTCCACTTAAACCATACTGGATACTTGCCCCGGGCCGATTGGTAATGGCTTGGAATTGTATGCTGCTGAATTCACCGTCTTTTATTGAACCCAAATCATTTGGGGTTTGCCACTCTATCTGCTGTGCATCTTTGGCTACTGTTACAAAGAAGTTTTGTGATACTGAGTTTGTTCCATCGCTTGCAGCTACTGAGAAAGAGTAGACTGTTGTGCTGGGAACATTTGGTGCCTCTCCCCAAAGTTCTCCCAAAATGCCAATATTAAGCCAGGATGGGAGATTGGCACTGAAAAAGCTTACACTTTGGAAATCTGGTTCAAAAACCTGTAGCGGATAATTGAACTCTGTTCCTGGAACAACTGATCCCAAGCTACCGGCAGGTGTAACCCATATGGGTGCATGAGGGGGGCTTATCAACCCCACTTGAAACACACGAGAAATGTTTTTGGTATCTGTGTATGCCAACACTGTAAAATTGAGATTATCAATTGTGCCAGGGGCTACTTGATTCCATACTGCTGCTTGTTCCACATATTTCCAAACAGTTGGGTAGCCGTCTGGAATAGCGCCACCTGTGCCAGTGGGGCCGCCTGCTGGGGCGCTGAATCCACTTGTAATACATACATAGAGTTTTCCAGAATCGTTTGATACAATTTGGTTTACAATATAATATGTGTTTGGCTGCCAGGGTGGGTCAGTGCTGTCAACAATATTACTTCCAGGCACATACGGTCCATTGGCCAAGCCGCTTTTGCCTGCTATGTTGCACTTATACAAATATCCATTGTTGAACACATAATCCAAAACAGTGTAGCTGGTGGTGGGTTTCCAACTCAAATCCACAGTGACCAATCCTGTTCCAGCTTCAATTGAAACACCTTGGGTCCAGGAAATAATGGGTGGAAAACTGTAGGTAATGGATTTTAACGGATTGTTTTGTGCAGTCACAACAAACTTTTGTGGCTCAAGGGAGTAGTAATACCCCAGCACATTATTGTTGCTTGTTATCCATTCCAAAACATCAATGCTATTAGTTGCAGTAATATAAAAGGTACGATCGGCTGAAAAGGTGCCATTGTTAAGACGCAATGTGAACCCAAAAGTCTCTGTGCCCACAACTCCTGATATTTGCCCTTTGATTTGAACTTGGGCACCCACCAACTCCAATCGTGTACCAGGAGGTAAGGCTCCATTTATGGGAGGAATACTTACCGTACAAGGCTGATTGTTTGTTTCCCCGTAGGAGAGAATTTCTGGGTTACTGCTGTAGCTGTAGCCTTCACTTCTGCTTGAGAGTTCACCTGCTGTAACCCAAAAAGGATAAGACGTCATTGGTAATCCATTGTGTTTGATTACCAATATTTAAGACTATTGAAAAACCCAGGCTAGGGCAGCAACTCCACTGTTTTGATGTAATCAATTCTTTCTTGCCACATCAGCTTCAAAGTCACAAGATGTGTGTCGTCCACCAGGTATACTCTAGGCCAAACAGGATATGACGTGAGGTCGTTGGCACCTGGAACAAGTTTGTATCCCTCTTCATCCTTGAAAAATGTTTTGAGCCAATTCCATGTTTCATGAGTGGGATCGTATTTGAAATACACACTATATTTGTATTTGTTGAACAATAGGTTTTTTCTGACAATCACTAAATTGCGCACTTCCAATGACTTTTCATGGTCAGAATTCAGCGGCTGAGTAATTTCCAACACTTGTGAAGAAAATTGCCCAATCAGTGCGTTTTTGTCTTGAGCATTTGATGTGTAAACCATTTGATGATACTCAAGACCATTGTTGGTTTTTATGAAGTGGTCTTTTATTATGAAAGCATCTTGAAAGTTGTCTTTGCACCAGTTGTGCAAAACAAAAACTTCAGCTGGCTTTGGATAGCCATATGTATAACGTTTTTTACTTGCAACGATAGTTGATACTGTGATTTTGGTAGAGTACTTTCCAAAAAACAGTTTGCTTGAATAGTTGGTTTTGATCATAAATTTTAAAAACTCACACTTTTTCCACAGCCGCAAGTGCCTGAAACCTGGGGATTGGTCCAAACAAATTGTTGGCCAAACTCATTGTTTTCCAATCCAAGAGTGCTGCCCAGTAATCTCATGACACTGTTGGATTTGATTGCCAAAAAGCCGTCCTCCAGATCAATTGTTTCGTCAAACTTGCCCAGTTGTTCCCGATTACACAGCTCATAAACATAACTATGCCCTGAGCAGCCTTTGTTGT